TGACCAAGCTATTTTAGTAGATGGTAATGTTACAGCAGGAGTAGCTAAATGGCATCAAGCACCACAAGGAAAATCAGACCCTGATTACTATTTAACTATTACAGACTTTACACCTACTACTTTCCCTGTTGTACAATCACTAACTAGAAGAGATGTAGATTACACAATAACTGTACCTTCAGGATTTACAAACTCTGGCAGTTCATTAACTTGTTCTGAAAGAGTAAAACAACCTGCAAGTGACATACCTATAAACCCTTGTTCTTTAAAAACTAATACCTTTTACGTTGGGATTAATATTGTAAATGGTTTTGCTAAATACAACTATGATGTATTTGAAGAAAAAAATCTAAACGCTGTTTTTTGGGAAGTTAAAGCAGCGGTATCTGATTATAGTTCATTGGAAGGTGAAACTATTTGTAATGCATCAAGTAATAGTTTATATACCGCACATAATGGAGGTTTTGTATATATTAATAAATCACAAAGACCAAGCGACAGCAATCAACAAGAATATGTAATAGTATTTGGTAGTAATAATATAATTAATTCAGTTTACTTGAAAGATTGGAATACAAAACAAGTAAGAAAAATAGCAGGATAATATGGCATTTGATAATATAGTTTTAGATTTATATGTTTATAGTGGGGAATCAGTAGATTATGGTAGTAGTGATTTAAAATACACTCTTAACAAATCTTTAATCACAGGAGAGGACAAAATAAACTTTGAAATAGGTGAATTAATTAGAGATTATCTTAGTATAGAATTTAATAATGACTATAATAGTTATGCTTTATGGGTTAGAGTAGATGCTACAATAAGAGATGAAAATGATGTAGAGTTTACTTATGGGTCACCTAATAGTCAAACCTTTATTGCTCTTGATGGATATGGATATTTTGAAGAAGGACTTAATCCTGAATTATCAAGACATTGTTTACTTACTACAAATACTCTTTATTTACCTGAAGGAACAATAGGTAAATTGCCAATATTTGCAGAAGGGGTTGGTAAAGTGACAATAGATGGCACAGATACAGAAATCACAGACAATGGTAATACTAATCAAAAGATACAGTACATTAATATTCCTGCTGACTCTACTAATATAAAAATTTACGATACAGATGATTCTACTTTGCTTAAAACAATAATCGTAAATAACATTTGTGAGCCTAAATATGAAGTATATAAGATAACTTTTATAAATCGTTTTGGTGCATTTCAAGACATTTACTTTTACAAAAAAACTACTGAAAAATTTGTAGTAACAGATGAAACATATAAAAGAAATATTTTTGAATCTTCAGGTACTTACGATACTTATAGAGGTCAAAGAGAAAGATATAATACCAACGCTAGAACAACAATTACCCTTAATACCGGATTTGTAAACGAGGATTTTAATAGCGTAATAGAGGAACTATTTCTAAGTGAGGCTTGTTGGATAAGATGGAAAGGGCAAACATTGTCTATAATCCCTAAATCTAAAGACTTACAACTTAAAACTAGCTTGAATGATAAATTAGCAAATTATACTATAGCCTTTGAATTTGCATTTAATAAGATTAATAATGTGCGATGATAAATTTACAACTGTATATTTTAAATGACACGGGTCAATCATATGATGAGGTAGAGTTGTATGATAATGAAACGGTTAATTACACACAATCATTACAAGATGTTAGGGATATAGCAAAAATATTTACTGACTTTACTCGCACTTTCAATGTACCTGCATCAAAGACTAATAATAAAATATTTAAACATTTTCATAATTACTTTATACAAGGTTTTGACCCTAAGAAAAGGCATAAAGCTAAAATATATTTAAACTACAAATTATATAAAGAAGGTTATATAAAACTAGAAGGAGCAACTACAAAAGACAACAAACCTTTTACGTATAAACTAACATTCTTCGGTAACGGATTGATTCTAAAAGATGTTCTAAGAGAAGCAAAACTTAGTTCATTAATATATCTTAAATCTTTAGACTTTGATTATACTTCAGATAATGTAATAAGTTACCTTAAAGATGGATTTGATGGTGAAATATACATACCTAATAAAAATAATCCATCAAGAACACAACAAGTAGAAATAGAAGATGCAATAGTTTTTCCGCTCATATCTCATACAAACAGAATGATTTATGATAGTAATAGTTCTTACACTACAACTGTTGGTCAATCAAACATAGCAAATGTAACAAATGGGGGTTTAGAAATAACACAATTAAAACCTGCGATAAGAGTTCACGCTATTGTTAAAGCTATAGAAGCACAGTATAAAGACCAAGATATAGTATTTTCAGATGACTTTTTTAATGCCACCAATTTGCCTTACTATAACCTATATATGTGGATGCACACTAAATCAGGCGGATTGTTTCAAGACCAAGAGGGAGGTACAACTACAGGGGACTTTACAATAGCAAACGAAAACTCTTCTGCAAGGCTAAGAAATAGTGTAGGTATAATACAAAATGGAAACGCATTTACAGTACCTGACCCTAATGCTGTTGATAGATTTCCTAATATATCAGAAATACAAAGAAAGTTAAGTTTGTCTGTTGAAACAAGTGTAGCAGGTAAGTTTACAGTTATAGTATATGATTCAGAAGGGAATGAATTTTTTAGTAAGGAAGGCACTAGAGATGCAGATACAAATAGATTTGTAGCAATAAAAGAAGATGACCCTATTGACCTAGATAACGGAACTTATACATTTGCAGTAAGAAGTAATACTCCAGGCAGCTTTTTTGTTTATGCTAGAGTAGAAAGAAAAAGAGAATCTGGAATTGGAAAAAGATTTATAGAGTTTTTTGGCGAATCAGTAGTAGGTTTAGACACAAGATTAACTGCTAAATTACAAATTCCTAATATGACCATTTTAGATTTTCTAACTGGATTATTTAAGATGTTTAATTTAACTGCTTATGTAAATAATCAAAATCAGATAGTAATACAAACACTTGATGAGTTTTTTAATACATCTGAGAACACTCATAATATTACTGAATTTGTAGATAAAGACACAGTACAAGTAGATTCAGTAGTTCCGTATAGAACAGTATCTTTTAGTTATAAAGGAACAAGTACGTTTTTAGCAAAATACTACGGTGATACTACTAATAAGGATTGGGGTGCTTTGCATTATAATAGGTTTTCTAAAGACTTTGGTGGGGATTACAAAATAGAATTGCCATTTGAACATATGCTATTTGAAAAGCTGACTGATGCAAACGATAGCACAGATACAGGAATACAAATAGGATGGAGTGTAGATGATAAACAAGAACCAATAATGGGTGAACCTTTGCTATTTTATGCAGTAAAGAAAAAAGTAAATGACCCTATAAAGTTAATTAAGTTTGATTCTACTACTGAGATTATAGCAATTGACGAAGAAGTATATATGCCAAGTAATTCATTAGAATTAGATATAACAATTGAAAATTCTGAAAATATAAACTTTGCATCAGAGAATAATGAGTATGCTCTTGTGCCTTTTGAAGGAACTTTATTTGACCAATTTTACAAAAACTATATAAAAGATATATTTGATACACAAAGAAGAATAACAACTACACAAGCATATTTACCACTTAGAATAATTTCTAATCTAAAGTTAAATGACTTAATACAAATCACAGATAGAATCTACAAGATAAATAAGGTAACTACTAATTTTCAAAACTTACTTACAAAGTTTGAACTAATAAACACATTAGAAACAGTAGGAAAAAACATAGTGAGAGATACAATTCCTACACAAGGCGAAGTAGTTTTAGAAGAAGATTCTGTTACAGCAGATAATAGCTTTAAGACTGTTGATAATACTGTGCTTACTGTTGATAGTACATCTAGTAAATCTAATGATGGTTATGTGTTTATTAAGAATACAAACGATGGTACAACAGCACAGAAAAATAAACCAAACACTTCTATAGGAGGTAAACCTGTTGAGGTTACTACTGCTACTATATTTGATGTTAATTTAAGACAATCTACATCTAGTTCATTTAATATAGGTTACCAAGTAAAAGAGTTAGGAAAGATAGACACATCCTTAAATATTGATGAATATGGATTTTTATATAGTATAACATCTTCAGATTTACAAGGCACAAACATAGATGATATTGCAGGAGTATCAGGTGTAACAAAAATAAATTATACAACTCCAAGCAATAACAAAAGACCTTCAACTCCATTTGTTAGTACATATGAAAATAATTCTGCGAGTTCTGGTGTGACATATTACTTTAGATTTTACGCAAGAACAAATACAAACATTGCGTATGCAAAAGCAGATGTGTTAAGCGAAATAAAAGAGGTAACAACATTATGATACAAAATATATTAGACTTATTAGAATTTGCAAGAAGCGAAAAGTGGAAAGGAGAATACATAGATATAGCTATGGGTAAAAATAAATACCCTGAATCTATAAAAGAAGCATACAAACAATTTAGACAATGGCAGTAAAAAAGACAATAGAACTTGAGGCTAAAGTAGATAAAGCACAAAAAGATTTAGATGGTGTAGCTAAAAGCGTACAGCGTATAGATAACAACCTTGAAGAAGTAAAAGATACAACAGGAGGTGTAGCAAAAGGTGTTAAGGGAATTGGTAACGCACTTAAAGCAGCAGGTATTGGTTTAGCTATTGCAGCGTTTTCTAAACTTGCAGAGGTATTTAATCAGAACCAAAAAGTAACAGATGCATTTAATACAACATTTGAGGTATTAAGTTTGGCTTTTAATGATTTCTTTAATTTCCTTTCAAACAATATTAGCACCGCCACAGGTTTTATAGATTCTATATTCGGAAGCAAAACCATAAAAAATATTACTGAATTTTCAAGACTAATAGGGGTAGAAATACTAACAAGAGTTAAAAACCTAATAGAAGGTATAGGTGGGTTAGGTAGTGCTTTATTAAAAGTTTTTAGTGGAGATTTTACAGGAGCATACGAAACGGCTTCAGAAGCGGTAGGTAATTTAGGCGATGCGGTAGTAGGAAACGTACAAGATACTGTAAAAATGGATGAAGCGGTAACTAAAGTTACTGATAAAATAACAAATTATGCTAAATCAACTTTATCTGCTGCCAAAGCAACAGTAGATTTAAATAAACAAGCAGAAGTAGCTGCGGTTATCAATCAAGGTCTTATTGAGAAGTACGATAGACAAGCTGAACAACAAAGGCAGTTAAGAGATGACGAAACAAAGACTATAGAAGAGCGTATAGCAGCTAATAATCGTTTAGGAGAAATATTAGACGAGCAATCAGAGAAAATGCTTGAAAACGTAGATATTACGATTAGAGCAGCACAGGCAGAATACGATAAGAATCAAAATCAAGAAAACTATATTGCTTTACTTGAAGCGCAAAACGAAAGAGAAGGAGTACTTGCACAAATAGAAGGTTTCCGCTCAGAACAAATAATAAATAGAATTTCTTTAGAACGTGAAGCTGCTGATTTAAAGAAAGAAGAAGATGAATCTGAATTAGAAAGACTAGAAGAAAAGAAACAAAAAGAGTTAGAGTTAGCAGAAGCAAAGAAACAAGCTACATACGATGCTTTAGATGCTACTATAGATGCTGCAGGAGCAGAAACAAAAATTGGTAGAGCATTATTCATTGCTAAACAAGCAATCTTAATAAAAGAACAAATAGCAGAAGCAAAAGCAACATTACAAAGAATAGCTTTGAGAGCAAGTGAAGCAACTGTAGATACAGCAAAGGGAGCAGCAAGTACAGCTAAAGTAGGATTTCCGCAAAACGTTCCATTATTAATTGCCTTTGCAGCACAAGCAGCAGGTATTATATCAAGTGTAAAAGCAGCAGTAAACGCTGCAAAAGGTTCTGCGTCTGCTATGGGAGGAGGCGGTGGCATTGGTGGAGCAGCATCAGCCCCGCAAGCACCTGCGTTTAATATAGTAGGAGCAGCACCTGAAAACCAACTTGCACAAGCAATAGGCGAACAAGAGCAGAAACCAGTAAAAGCATTTGTAGTAAGTAGTGACGTATCTAACCAACAAGCATTAGATAGAAACATTACAGAAGAGGCATCAATAGGGTAACAAAAAATTAAATTTATTATTGTATTAGTATGGATATAGTAGAACTATTTATAGATGAAGAAGATGCTATTGGAATTGAAGCTATTAGTGTGGTTGAAAGTCCTGCAATAGAAGAAGATTTTATAGCACTTAAAAACCAAGAGTTTAAACTTGCAGAGGTAGACAAAGAAAAGCGTATCTTAATGGGTGCAGCTTTAATACCTAACAAACCTATTTACCGTAGAAACGATGACAACGAATATTACATTTACTTCTCACGTGATACAGTTCGCAAAGCAAGTGAATTATTCTTTATAAACGGAAACCAAAACAACTCAACATTAGAGCATCAAGTTCCATTAACAGGATTAAGTGTTGTTGAATCTTGGATTGTAGAAAGCGAAAAGGATAAGACAAGACACTACGATATGGAAGTTCCTGTTGGTACGTGGATGGTATCTATGAAAGTACTTAATGATGAGGTTTGGAATGACTACGTTAAGACTGGTAAAGTAAAAGGGTTCTCTATAGAAGGTTACTTTGCTGATAAAGCAGAAAGACCTAAAGACAAAACAATAAAAGACGATTTAGAAGAGGAAGCACAAGAGTTAGTAGAAGAGTTAAGACAAATGCTAAAGGGTGAACAACTTGAATCTTATGCTGACTATCCTGATGCAGTTTCTAACAATGCTAAAAGAGGTATTGAACTAAACGAAAAAGTCAACAACAAATGTGCTACACAAGTAGGTAAAGTAAGAGCACAACAATTAGCAAAGAAAGAAGCGGTTACTGTTGAAACAATCAAAAGAATGTTTAGTTACCTATCAAGAGCAGAAGAGTATTACGATGAAGGTAATTCAGAAGCGTGTGGTACTATATCTTACTTATTGTGGGGTGGTAAAGCAGGATTAAGATGGGCAGGTTCTAAACTAAAAGAACTTGACTTATTAGAAGCATCTCTTAAAGAACCTTGTCAAGCAGGATATGAGATGATAGGGTTTAAAATTAAAAACGGTAAAAGAGTACCTAATTGCGTTCCTATTAAATGAGAGATTACAGAGAAAGAAACCCAAGTCCACAAAACGATAGAAGAGGTTGCCTTTGCAAAGATGGTAAAACCTATTCACGTAAATGTTGTGATGGAAGTTTTCAAGCACAAGGTATTGGAGATATAGGTTCACACGACCCTACACCATATCAAGGTTACAGAATAGCAGGATGTGATGATTCACACGAACATAACGTACACTATCACGGAACACTTACAGTAGGAGCAGTATATTACATAGTATTAGAAAACGGACATACAGGATGCCACACTATACTAGAAGAAAGAGGTTCTGAAGGAATACATATAAATACTGCAACCTTATATGATGATTGTGACGCTTGTACTGCAGCAAACTAAAAATATAACAAAGTGTTAAATAATTAATTGTATTAAAAAAGTAGTATATGAAACCAAGCGTACAAAAGATAATTACCAAGTTAGCTAAAGAGAAAGTTGAATTAGGTTTAGCTGAAAATGTAGAAAGAAAATATAATAAAATAAAAAATGATGCTGATTCTTTGAGTATGATTATTAGAAAAGCAGCACAAGATATTGACGAGGTTTCTGACAAAGCAAAAAATATAATAAGAGAAATAGATAATACAGATAAAGATGTAAAAAAACTTACACAAGCAGCAGATGATTTAGGTGTAGGTTTGCCTTCAGGTGCTGAAGTTGCAGTAAGACAATTACAAGTTTATAAAAATGACTTAAAGCAATTAACATCAAAAGCATCAAAAGCATCAAATGATTTATTTAGCTTATTAGGATAAAAACACAACAACCTTACAAACAATTTATTGTAATAAATATGAAAGCGACAGATATGTTAAACAAAGTAAAAGAACTTGTTGGGGTGGAAGCATCTCAAGAAGTTAAATTAGCACAAGCTACTTTAGAGAACGGAACTGTTATAGAAAGTGAAGAGTTCGCTGCAGGTAGTGAAGTATTCATTGTAACAGAAGATGAAAAAGTAGCATTACCAGTAGGCGAATACTCTCTTGAAGATGGCGAAATGCTAAAAGTAGAAGAAGAAGGTATTATTGCATCTATTGGTGCAGCAGAAGAAGTTGAGGAAGCAGAAGCATCCGAAGAAGTAGAAGCTGCTGAAGAAGAAGAAATGGCATACGCAACTAAAGAAGATTTAGCAGAGGTCAAAGCGATGATTGATGAAATCAAGCAAATGATTGAGCCTAAAGAAGAAATGAGCGAAGAAGTTTCAGAAGAAAAAGAAGAACTTAACGAAGAGGTTAAGGAAGAGTTATCAGCAGAAGAACCTGTTGCTAAAGTAACTCACAATCCTGAAAAGGAAACAAAAATAAACTTAAATCTGTATGGTCAAAAAAGAGAAATGACAACTGCAGATAGAGTATTATCTAAAATTGCTAACATTAAAAAATAAAAATAAAAATGGCAACAACTACATCTATTACAAGTACTTATGCAGGAGAGTTTGCAGGTCAGTATATTTCTGCTGCTCTACTAAGTGCTTCAACTATTGAAAACGGAGGGATTACAGTTAAACCCAACGTTAAATTTAAAGAAGTAATTAAAAAAGTATCTACAGATGACATCGTAAAAGATGCTTCTTGTGACTTTACAGCTACTTCTACTATCACACTTACAGAAAGAGTTCTACAACCTGAATTTCAGCAAGTGAACTTACAACTTTGTAAGAAAGATTTTATCAATGACTGGGAAGCAGTACAAATGGGGTATTCTGCACATCACGATTTACCTCCTGCTTTCTCTGACTTTTTAATCGCTCACGTAGCAGCTAAAGTAGCACAGAGAACTGAAAACTCTATTTGGGCAGGAGATACTTCTACAAGTGGACAGTTTAATGGTCTTACTACTCAAATTGCATTAGACGCTGACCTACCTTCTGCACAAGAAGTTGCAGGGAATACAGTAACTGCTGCTAACGTAATTACAGAACTTGGAAGCATTGTTGATGCTATTCCATCTACTCTTTACGGAAATGAAGATTTAAATGTATATGTTTCTCAAAATATTGCAAGAGCATATGTAAGAGCGTTAGGTGGATTTGGAGCATCAGGATTAGGTGCAGCAGGTACAAACGCACAAGGTACTCAATGGTGGAATAACGGTTCTTTAACTTTTGATGGAGTTAAATTATTCGTTGCTAACGGTCTTGCTGATAATACAGCCGTAGCTGCAGAGAAATCTAACTTATTCTTTGGTACAGGTATTTTAGCTGACCACAACGAAGTAAAAGTATTAGATATGAGTGACCTTGATGGTTCTGATAACATTCGTGTAGTAATGAGATTTACTGCAGGTGTACAATATGGTATTGTTGATGACATCGTAACTTACGGTATCACTAACTCTGCTAACTAATAAACAGATTAACTAACTAAAGAGGGTGGGTAAGGTATATTCCTGCTCACCCTTTTTTAATATATAAAATATGGCTTGTGATTTAACACGTGGTAGAAAAGAACCCTGCAAGGATGTAGTTGGTGGTCTGAAAGCTGTTTACTTTACTGATTTTGGAGATTTCGGTACAGTAACTCAAACAGATGACGAAATTACTGATATGGCAGGTACTTTTACTGCATACAAATATGAACTAAAAGGAAATAGTAGCTTTGAACAAGCTATTACTTCAAGCCGTGAAAACGGAACGACTTTCTTTGAGCAAACATTAAACCTTACACTAAAAAAATTGTCTAAGGAAGATAACAAAGAATTAAAGCTATTAGCGTTTGGTAGACCTCACGTTGCTGTTGAAGATTATAACGGAAATGTATTTGTTATGGGTCTTGAACACGGAGCAGAGGTTACAGGAGGTTCAATTTCTACAGGAGCAGCTATGGGAGATTTAAGTGGTTATACATTAACTCTTGCAGCATCTGAATTAAAACCTGCTAACTTTGTAGATAGTCCAACTGCTGCTGACCCATACGCAGGTATGGCGAGTGCGACTGTAACAGTTACAGAGGGTACAAACTCATAAACCGAGTTTCATTTGATTGAAGAGGGTGGCTATACGCTGCCCTTTTTTTGTTTAAATGTTAAAGAAATGTTAAAATTTAATATTTTATTTTGTAGTTGAAAAAATGTTTATATGTTTGTAGTGTAATTGTTGATGCAGTTACAACGTTCTTTAAAATATTGACTAACTGATAAGTGTGATACACTTTATTCGAGCCGTAAAAAGTGCGATAAAGAGAAGCATTTTTTCTTGATTAAGAAGCACAACGCATTTAATATAATGTGGGTGTTGTATGAAAGGGAGAATAGGTTAAATTACGCTAAAACAATTTAGCACTTTGGTTCAACTGTAGTTAAAGATTCAAATAAGGTTTAGTCGACCTTTCCTAAAGTTTCAAGCTGCCTCCCTGACGAGGGATAGCTTACGAGTGAAGGTAGTGTTCCTTTAGGGCAGCCAAAGAAAAACAATACATAGATATATGTTGCGTAGTTGAATTGTAATGTGATAACGAGGGGGTGGTTATCTTAAAGTAATAACCCCACACTTATAGAGGGTAGCAGAAATGTTACCCTTTTTTATTATAACAAATTCAAAGTTTTTTTATTGTATAAATATGATTGTATTAGAAGAAAGTGCATCAGCACAAACTATCAATTTAATACCACGAAAGTTTACAAGTGGGGATAGTTACAATGTTACTATAGTAAATGAAACAACAAACGCAGAAGTGTATAATGTAGATACAACTGCAATAGGCGAACATCTATACCACAATACATATAGTGCGGTGTTTCCAGTAAAGCAAGATATAACATACGTACTAACAATAAAAGATGGTACAGAGGTTATATACAAAGACAAAATATTCTGCACTAATGAAGCTGATTTAACAGAATACAGTATTAATAGTGGTGCATTTATTTCTAATGATACAGATAACGAATTTATTACCTTATAATGGATAACTTACATATAGTAAATCTTGCTTCTTACAACAGACCTAAAATCAGCGAGGATAAGAATCGTGATTGGGTAGAGTATGGAGAGGATAATGATTACTACTCTTACTTAATAGACCTTTATACAAATTCAACTACTAATAATGCTATCATTAATGGTATTACTAATATGATTTATGGTAAAGGTTTAGATGCGTTAGATAGCAGTAAAAAACCTAATGAGTACGCTTCAATGCGTTCTATATTTCACGACAAGTGTTTACGCAAAGTAGCTTTAGATTTAAAACTATTAGGTGAAGGTTCTTTCCAAGTACTTTACAAAAAAGGAGAAGTAGTAAGAGCCGAACATTTTCCAAGACAAACACTCAGAGCAGAAAAATGTAACGAGGATGGTGATATAGAAGCATATTATTATCATAATAACTGGAAAGAAGTGAAGCGTAGTGATAAACCTCAACGTATAGCTGCTTTTGGATATGGTAACGGCAACGAGCCTGAAATTAAAATCGTTAAGAAATACGTTAGTGGATATGATTACTATTGTCCTGTAGACTATCAAGGTGGGTTAGCTTACGCAGAACTAGAAAGCGAAGTAGCTGACTACTTAATTAACGATGTACAAAACGGATTTAGCGGAACGAAAGTAGTAAACTTCAATAATGGAGTACCTGATAGGGAAAAGCAGATGCAGATTAAATCTGATGTGATGCACAAACTAACAGGAGCAAGAGGCGAAAAAGTAGTAATTGCTTTTAACAACAATGCTGAATCAAAAACAACTGTTGATGACATTCCATTAAACGATGCGCCTCAACATTATGAATACTTATCTAACGAGTGTTCTAATAAGTTAATTGTAGCACATAGGGTAACAAGTCCTTTACTTTTAGGAATCAGAACAGAAAACAATGGTTTAGGGTCTAATGCAGACGAAATAAAGACTGCTGCTTTACTTTTTGACAATATTACTATAAAACCATACCAAGACCTATTAACGGACTGTATGGATGATATTTTAGCTATTAATGGTATTTCTTTAAAACTTTATTTTAAGACTTTACAACCTTTAGCGTTTATAGAAACAGACAACGCTATTACAGACGAAGCAAGAGAAGAAGAAACAGGAGTTAAAAACGAACTAACTTTATCTAAAGAGTTTGATGATAACAAGATGTTTGATTTACTTGAAGAGTATGGGGAAGACGAAGATTTAGATAATTGGGTATTAGTAGACGAAAGAGAAGTAGATTATGACCAAGAAGAAACATTAGATAAAATGATTGGCTTAGCTTCTACTGGAACTGCAAGACCTAATGCTACAAGTGAGCAAGATGGAGAAGCAGATGATATGAAGTTTAAAGTACGTTATCAATATGCGCCTCTTAAAACACAAGCTAATTCAAGAGATTTTTGTAAGAAAATGGTTACTGCTAAAAAGATATATCGCAAAGAAGATATAATGCAAATGAGTACAAGAGCGGTAAATGCAGGATGGGGATTAAACGGTGCAGCTACTTATGATATATGGTTATATAAAGGTGGAGGTGCTTGTCATCATTTTTGGATGCGTAAAACGTATATGGCAAAAGATGTAAAACCTGATGCTACTAACCCAAATGCAGAAATAAGTGTTAACAAGGCAAAAAAAGAAGGTTTTAAACCTGAAACAAACGACCCTAAAGTTGCAAAACGACCAAAGGATATGCCTAATCAAGGATTTGTAAATAAGTAAGATATGGCACAAGCGTTATTCGTAACTAGAAAAGATGTAGTAAAGTTTACTGCTATAAATGGAAATACTGATACAGACAAGTTTATACAGTATATTAAGATTGCACAAGATATACATATTCAAAACTATTTAGGAACTGACCTTTATAACAAGGTTCAATCTGATATAGAAGGTGGTAGTTTAGCAGGTGACTATTTAGCACTTGTAAACGACTATATAAAGCCTATGCTGATACATTGGGCATTAGTTGAGTATTTACCCTTTGCAGCATATACAATCGCTAATAAAGGCGTATTTAAGCATAGTTCAGAAAATGCTACAAACGTAGAAAAGAACGAAATAGATTTCTTAATAGAAAAAGAAAGAAACGTAGCACAGTATTATACTGATAGATTCATTAACTATATGAGTTTTAATGCGAGTTCAAAGTTTCCTGAATACTACACAAATAATAATGAGGATGTTTATCCTGATAAAGATGCAAGTTTTGAAGGTTGGGTATTATGAAATATAAACCAAAACAAGACAATGTAAATAAGTTAAAACAGTATTTGACTTATATAACAAAAACCAAAAAAAGTAATTGTAATAATATAAATAATATAAAATGAGTTGGGGTTCTATTTATTCTGTTTCTTGGTGGGGTAATACAAATGAAGCTAATGGATGGGGTATAGTTTATCCTTTTGATGCTGACAATTCGTATTTCACAGCAGATACTACATTAGTAACAACAGATACAACTCTATATAAAGCAGACGCAACAGAATTTTAAAAAATAAGAAATGGCAAAACAAGTAATAGGAATCGGGAGTACTGCTAATGATGGTACAGGTGACCCTTTAAGAACAGCCTTTGATAAGGTCAACGACAACTTTGACGAAGTATATGGAAATGATTTTGTTGATTATGATAAATTAGGTACAGAGTTTACTACTGCTGCGGTTATTTCTGCAAGTGATGTAGACTTTAGTTCTGCACAAGTATTTACTAAAACATTATCAGGTAACACTACACTTACATTCTCAAACGTATCTACAGGTATGGTTAAGGATTTAGTAATTACAGGTGCTTATACTTTAGCACTACCTGCATCAGTAAAGACAATCACAGGAACGTATGATGGTTCAGTAGGAAATCTAATTCAAATAGTATCAACCAACGGTGCAACAGAACAATGGGCATCAATCTCTCAAGAAGCATAATTATGGGAAAGAAAGCAATAAATAGAAACGGTGTAATAAAGGTTTACGAAGGTGTACCTAAAACCTTATATTCTTCAACAGGAGTTTACTTAAATGCTCCTGCGATGACAAGCGGAGAATTAAGAAGTGCAGGTTTATTTGATGTAGTATTACCTGATGGTTATGATTCACAAATCCACGATTTATCGGAAATCTATTGGGATAGTGCCAATATACAATTCACTTACGACAAATCAAATAAGACTTGGTCGCAAACAGTAGCTGAACTTAAAGAACAAAAGATAGCTAACTTAAAATCATCTGCTAACTCTGAACTATCAAAAACCGATTGGTATATAGTAAGAGAAGCTGAAGGTGGTACTGCTACTCCACAAGATATTTTAGATGAGAGAGCAGGTATAAGAATTACAGTAGCTACAAAAGAGAGTGAAATAAACGCTAAAACTACAAAGGCATCAGTTATTACTTACGATATAAGTCTATAATATGATTGGTAAGAAATTAATAAATACAGGAGCAGCAGCAGATGCGGTATTTACTCCATCAGAACACTTTAATACTGTACTCTATACAGGTAACGGAAGTACTCAACGTATAGGTGGGTATATAAATAGAGGTGCTGTATTTAATGGTAGTAGCAGTTTTATTGAAACATCATCAGAAGCTACAACAACTGAAGGTAATAAAACTATATCGGGTTGGATATTTTCAAGTGTAGCTAATAATGGATTTGCTCTTGTTGCAAACGGAAAAATTATTTTACAATACAATGCTAACGCATTTGTAGTTTATAAATTTGTAAATGGTAAAACCTATTATAGTGGTTCGGTTGCTGCTGGAGAGGTCAAATCAATTACTACTTCCGCATCATATTCTATTAATACTTGGTATCACGTTGCTATAATGCAAACTGGTACTGGCGATTACGATTTTAAGTTATATATTAATGGTACTGAACCATCAACTACACAAGGCTCAACTGCATTTGGCGGATATACTGCAAGTAATTTTATAATCGGTAGCGGTGCTGTTTATAGTGGCACTAGATACAGTTTTTGGAATGGTAAAATAGACCAAGTAAGAATCTTCAATAAAGAATTATCTTCTACCGAAGTAACTACTCTATATGGAGAAACTCACGCTTCTACTACTATAGAAACTACGGATATTTTTGATGACGATTCAGGTGTTGCTTTATACCAATTAGATGGTAATGCAAATGATACAGGAGGGGTAAGTGGTAAGTTTGGAAGTGCTGCTATATTTAATGGGAGTAGTAGTAAGATTGATTTTCCAAATAATCCTATTGGCACTAATCTTGTAGGTAGCGTATCTTTATGGGCGCAGGGTTCATCTCTTACAAACACTTCTACTAACGTTCATATGATTTTTTACAATCAAAATCCATATATTTCATTTGATATATTTAATGGTAATTTAAGAGTTACTGTAAAAAGTAGTAGTGGTTCTAACACTACAATTAATTATGCTACTTCTAATTTTAATGCAACTGATTGGTATCATATATCTTATGTAGTTAATGGAACATCTTCTAATTTTGAACTATTTGTAAATGGTTTAAGTGTTGGCACTGCAACAGCACCAACAACAACGTTCAACGTTGCCCCAGCAGCACATTTAGGACACGGAGGCGGTTATCAGTATTTTAACGGCAAATTAGACGATGTAAGAATATATTCAGACGCACTAACATCAGACGAAGTAGGATATTTATACAACAATACAACTGCATCTATTCCAACAGATAACTTAACTGCATACTACAAATTAGATGGGGATGCAAGAGATGAGCAACAACTATACGATGGTACTGCAACTAACGTAACCTACGCTTATGACGGTACTGCTTCTAACGTAACTTACCAAGAGGCTACGAAATTTAGTCCTGATTTGGTTTGGATAAAAACCCGTAATCAACCCTACGACCATAACATAGTTGACTCTTTAAGGGGTACAACAAAATATGTAAGACCAAATAGGAGTATTGCAGAAGTAACCCAATCAGATGGCGTAACTTCTTTTGATACTAATGGATTTACGGTAGGTTCAGGAGGAGATTTTGGAGGCTCTAATAATGAGTACGTAGCTTGGTGTTTTAACGCGGGGACAGACGCACCTGCTACTAATAACGATGGAACTATAGCGAGTACTGTAAAGGCTAATCAGGATGCAGGGTTTAGTATTGTGAAGTATACAGGGAATGGTGTGTCAAATGCTACAATAGGACACGGATTAAGTCAAGCCCCTGAATTTGTTATTATAAAATCAACATCCTCTGCTCATAATTGGTTTTCATATCATAAAGATTCAAGAGTAGGACAATCAGGAAATCCTGAAGATGGTTATATGTTGTTAAACACAACTTCAAATGATAATCCTGCTAATAGTCCACTTATGTTTAATAGTGTTGCTCCATCATCAACTGTTTTAAATCTTGCATCTTATACGGAAGTAAATGGTTCAGGTAAACAATTTATTAGCTACTGCTTCCATTCAGTAGATGGTTATCAGAAGGCAGGGAGTTATACAGGTACAGGGGCAGCAGGTAACTTTATAGAAACAGGATTTGAACCTGCTTTTGTGTTAGCTAAACCATCCTCAAGTACAGGGTCTTGGCTAATTATGGACAATAAAAGAGATGCAGATAGTCAGCTATACCCTAACTTATCTTCTACGGAGTATAATGATAGCGATAACTACTTCTACTCTAATGGTTTTGAGATGAAGTCTAACGGTAATTGGAACACTTCAGGAGTAACTTTTATCTACCTTGCTATAGCAGCAGACCCTGACATTACAACTCCAACAGTAGAGAATAGCTTTGATGTTGTTGCTTATACAGGTAATGGTGGAACTCAAAGTATTGATACAGATTTTAAACCTGATTTGGTTTGGATTAAGGATAGAGACGGAGCTGATAATCACCATTTATTTGATACTATTAGAGGCACAAATCAAAGAATAATGTCAAATCAAACTTCTGCTGAAAATACAGAAATAGATTGTCTTAATTCTTTTGATAGTAATGGATTTAGTATTGGAGCAAATTCAGGAGTTAATGCAAATAACGAAAAACACGTTGCTTGGGTTTGGAAAGCAGGTGACCACGATGACAACCTCCCACAGATAAACACAGAGGGTACTATAGATAGTGTAGTAAGTGTAAATGCAGAGGCAGGTTTTAGTATTGTGAAGTATACAGGAAATGGAAATACTGCAAATATTGGTCACGGATTAAGTTCAGCACCTGAATTAATAATAATTAAGAATTTAGATTCAAGTACAAATTGGGTAGTTGGAGCAGATGCTATAGCTTGGAATTACTCACTAAATTTAAATGATAGTTCTCAAAAAGGCTTATCGTCAAATAGATTCAATGCGACCGCCCCTACATCGACAGTTTTTTCAGTAGGTGCTACGTCTGTAAGTAATGGTAATAATAACGAACATATCGCTTACTGCTTCCACTCTGTTACAGGCTATCAGAAGATAGGGAGTTATACAGGGACAGGGACGACAGGTAATAAACAAACTATAGGATTTAGACCAAGGTTTTTATTAAGCAAAAGAACAAGCTCTGCATCAGACTGGTATATGATTGATTCTGTAAGAAATACATCAAACCCAAGAAACAATTTCTTAAATGCTAATACTAGTGACGCAGAATATACCCCAGGTTATGGAGTTAATTTTGAAGATGACGGATTTAGTTTTATATCAACTGATTTAAATGGAACAAATCAAACTTGGATTTACCTAGCAATTAAGTAATGGAAGATTTGAAGATAGCAGTTATGAATCTATTTGCACTTGGGATTAGTGTAAGCGAAGCAAACCCCTATCTTCAGACAATATCACTTTGTCTAGCAATAGGATATACCACAATTAGTATTTATAAAAAAATAAAGTAAATGGCATTACCTAAAAACGGAGTAGCTAGAGAGATTAGAAGTTACGTAGGAAGTTTATTTATATTCCTATTTGTTATTGGTCTTATAGTTACTTTAATTCAATTCCCTGTATTAGACACTAACAAGGAGGTTGTAATGATGTTAATAGGTACTATAAGTGCTTCTATCGGTATTACAGTAGCTACTATAACAGGTAGTAAGCCTGATGATATAAATTCTCTTAAACAGAGTTTAGATAAGAAAGAACATCAAATAGAGATGTTAGTAGCAGCTAAAGATAATT